TGGTCTTGGGTGGTCGGTCGATCTGTAACCGAGCCCCGGAAGGGCTGATCATTGAGCAAAGATGTTACCTCATTTGAGCCGGCCACCCAATTACTAAATAAGGAGGTAAGGGAGATGGAAACAACTGAGATTATCTCACTCGTAAGTAACATCGGTTTCCCGATCGCGTGTACGATCGCACTCTTCGTCGCATGGCAAAAAGACCGTAAAGAGTCCAATGAAGCCATGGACAAACTAAAAGACGCGATAGTAAATAACACGATCGTCATGAACGAGCTTCTTGATCGCCTGAAGGGAGGTTGATATATGGATATATTCTATGGTGTGTCTTTGGAAGATGTCAGTTACGGCCAGCAGGGGCAATCCGTGAAGGTATTGCAGGCCTTGCTTAACGGATCTGGCAACAACTGTGGCCTATGTGATGGCATCTATGGAACCAAGACACGAACCGCGCTTCACTCATTCAAGAAGTCTAGATCCCTTCCTGTAAACGATCTGGTGAATAAAGAAGTATGGAATAAACTATTTAACTTCTAGGAGGTAACATCTAATGGATATCGAAACGATCATCAAGCTCATCGATGCAGGCTACACGAAGGCCGAGATCGAACAAATGACAAAAGCACCGGCATCGGAACCGGCACCGGAACCGACACCGGCCAAAGCAACTGATCCGGAACCAGCACCGGATCCGGCACCGGAAACAGAGCCGGTAAAAAAAAATTCTTCCGATTCGGAAGAAGAAAACGCAAAGCTTCACGCGCTGGAAGAGAAGCTGAAAAATCTGGAAAATCAGTTTTACCAGAAGAATCTAAACACCGGCACGATCCCGACACCACCAAAGGAGGATGACTCGGTTTCGGCCATCTTTACAAAAGTATTTTCGGAGGATTAAAACATGGCTGTAAATACACTATCTAAAACGCAGGTTTACACAATAGTAAACGAAATCTACAAGCAGGCAACCGGCCAGCAGGATATTCGTGCGGTCGATACCGGCTCTTTTATCGCGATGGGCACTACTCTTCTCGCAACCGGATATGATACCGTATCTAATTCCATTTCTCAGGTATTATCAAAGACGGTCATCGATGTTCCGATGTACAACCGCCATTTTCGCGGATTGAAATCCGATAATATCAAGTGGGGCAATATGGTCAGAAGGATCTCCATCATGGAGAAGTCTTCCGGCCCGATGGAGACAGATCATCGTGAGCCTCTTACCGACGGTCAGAGTGTCGATATGTTCACGATCAATAAGCCGAAAGCCGTACAGATCAACTGGTATGGTCAGAATGTTTATGAGCAGAGCGTGACCATCTATAAGGATCAGCTCGATGTTGCTTTCAATTCCGAGGCTGATTTCGCGCAGTTCATCGCAGGAATCTATAGAGATCTTCGTAACAAGGTCGAGAAGATCCATGAGGAGGAAGCTCGTGCCACTCTCGCGAACATGATCGGCGCGAAGGTAAGAGCCGATGGAGCGAATGTATTTTATCTGTTCGATCTCTACTATGCGGAAACCGGTGTATCTCTTACATCCGCAACATACCGCGATCCGGACAAATATCCGGATTTCTGTCGCTGGGCTTTCGGATTCATCAACACGATCTCCGATCTCATGGAAGAATATTCGAATAAATTCCATGTTAATCTGGACGCAGGTGATGTGATCGATTTCACACCGAAGAGTAAGCAGAAACTCTATCTCTTCGCTCCGGAGATCAATCAGATCAGCGCTCGTATCTATTCCACAACATTCTCTCCGGAATTCATCAAGTATGTTGATTTCGAGAAGGTAAACTATTGGCAGAACATCAATGATCCTAGAAAGATCATTGTAAAGCCTTCCTACCAGCGCCCGAGTGACGGTCGTGCAGTAGTAGAGACCAGCTCGATCACCGTTGATAATATTTTCGGCGTGCTCTTCAATGAGGATGCTTGCGGATTCACCACGGTCAATGAATGGGCGAGCCCCTCACCGTTCAATAGTAAAGGTGCCTATCAAAATATCTTCTATCATTTCACGAACAGACCTCTGGTGAACATGTTTAAGGCCTTCTGCGTATTCCTTCTGGATTCTGCTACAACCTACTCGGTAAGCTCTACACCCACACATGCAACCGTAACTGTTACGGCCGATGGTAAGAGCATCACCCCGGGCACCGATACGATCCCTCAGGGCTCTCGCGTAGTGGTAACCGCAACCGCTGATGATACCTACGAGCTTACAACATTCACGGTCAACGGAACCGCGGTAGAATCTCCTTATGAATTCTATCCTTCCGGCAACATTACGATCGTCGCGACCGGCACAAAGTAATTCTCTTATAATTGAATAGGAGGTAAAGGAGGAGGGAGGTTTTCTCCCTCCTCTATTTCTAATATGAGTATTCCAATCAAATTTTATCGTTTTTCGAAACCGACCAATTCGACGAAGCTTCCAAGTGAATCGACTAATCTTCTAGGTGCATACCAATGTACTATGATCGAATCTACTACGATTCAGGCTCCGGGAATCAGGCTTGATCTTACCGATCTGGGAAATCCTCCGTCTTATAGTCCGTTTGATTTCAATTATGCTTATATAGAACAATTCAAAAGATACTATTGGGTGAACACGATCGAGTATGATCTCGGCACTTGGATATTCTCTCTGGAGGTAGATGTGCTCGCTTCCCTTCGCGGAACGATCGGCGCATCTTCTCAGTATGTCATGCGATCCGCTTATACATTCGATGGCACGATCACCGATTCATTCTATCCGATCAAGAACGACTACACCGATTCGCTGTTGATTGAGACCACGAACAGTATATTTAGTGCTCAGAGCTCTATGGAAGCCTGGTATATCGTCGGCATTATCGGAGGATTATCCTCGGAAGCATTTGCATATTATGAGACCTATCTGGGACTTAACACATCGAAGATCTACAACGGATCGGTAATGTATTTTGTACTCACCGATGCACAAGTACGTGAGCTGATGCAACTCCTTCTCGGCTCTGCTGATATCTACGATATTGAGACGACCGAAATGAGCGAAGCACTCCAAAAGCAACTTCTGAATCCTATCCAGTACATCGAATCGATCCGGTGTGTTCCATATAAGCCGGACGTGATGAGTTATAACGATCAGGATATCATCGTGCCCAAGGTACAGTTTGGTTTCTCTTTCCTCGATATCGACACCGGATCCGATCCGGAACCTTCTCCACCGGTGCCACCGGTTCCACAATCTGAGGAAGCCGAGGAGGAGGAAGAAGAAGAAGAGGAGCCGGAAGTAGGAAACGAAGGAGATATCACTCCTCAAGCTTCCGTTCGTGGCTGGAGGATCCTGAGACGGCCTCGGATCACTTACGCGCTTCGTAACATCTCCAGTGGAGAAGGATGGATCAAGCACCATTCTTTTACAATGCATCTTCCGGTGCATCCGCAGGGATCCTCGCGTGGTGCATGGGTATATGGTAATCCGACCAGCTCCTACACGATCGAAGTAGAGCCTTTCGGCCTGATTGCTATTCCCGGAAACGTTCCGATCCAAGCGAGCAGAACGACCGTAAATAATGTATATGGTTTTGATATCAAGTTTGAAACATGGACTGACTCTGTCACTGGCATGTGTAAGCTCCTGATCAGCTACTTAACCGGTCAGAGCACATGGCACACATTCTTCGATCAATCGCAGGATATCTCGATCACTCTCCCATGCCACCAGAGCATCCAAGACGCTTCCAGCTACTTCCGCGCTTGGACGAATCTGAATGTTGAACAGCATAACAAGTGGCTTAACTGGATTGGCTCTGCTTTCGGTGGTGGTATATCTGGAGGCACTTCGGGTGGAGAAGCAGGAGGAGCGATCAGCGTGGGAACCGGACTTGTCTCCGGTATCTTCAACGCAGGAGCGCAAGTAAACCAGTACTACAGAGCGACAAAACCGCAGGCGAAGCTTTCCATGCTGGAGGCCAATATGCCGAGGATAGAAGGAAGCGGAGCAACCGGAGGCTCTTATATCTCTTTCGCTTCGGATTTCTGCTCGCCTCGCGTGCATTGTTTCTTTTCGATCCTTGCCGATGATAATAACACAGATCATGGTCGGCCTCTATGTCAGATCAGGCAGATAAGCACAATCCCCGGATATATAGAATGTGACCATCCGCATTTTACAGATTCGGTAATTCCTCTTACCGCTCTTGAACGTGAGCAGGCACTAAAATATATGGAAGGAGGTTTTTTCTATGAGTAGTACATCGTATTATAACTTTAACGATGTTGCGTATCTCTGGAGCTTATTCAAAGCAGAAGGCCTTTCGGATAATGCCGTGGCAGGGCTGTTCGGAAATCTATATTGGGAATCGTTTCTATGCCCCTTCTTGGGTCAGGGCTGGGAGGAAATTTCCCGGTATCCGTACTATTCCAACTCCGGATTTTCCCAATGGGGATATTGTGTATCGAATGTAAGAACACTTACCAGCGCGGACGAATTTGCCCGGCAATGGTATGGCGCGCAGGGGCTCCGGGGCTACGGCCTCGCGCAATGGACAGAGAGTAGCAGAAAGAAAGCTTTCTTTAACTATCAATACGATAAAAACGGAGACGGCTCTGTCATGTGGGGCAAGGACTATATCGGGAACATGGAAAGAGATGGACACTATCTCCTGAAGGATGTGAAGACGTTCCCCATGACCAGCTCGTGTAAGGAAGCGTATTGGAGTGCGCAGGGAAAGACCACATGGCAATGGCTGACCGATCCGAATGTATCGATCGATGATGCGACCAAAGCCGTGCTCCTGATCTTCGAGCGACCGGACAAAGCGATCAAATCGGTATCCGGCGCACAATGGGAATATGACCAGCGTCGACCGCTCGCGGATATGTGTTATGAGGATTTCACCGGAGTCACTCCACCACCGGGGCCCGATCCGGATCCACCCACTCCACCGGTACCACCCACGCCGGGATCTCTGGGAATAAGCTTAGTAACATTAATAAAATTAAAGGAGGCACAGCAACAAAATGGACGACCTAAACGTTTCTTCTAACTTACCACCACTCCCGAGTTGGGCATGGGTGAGCGCGTCCGGTAATGTAAATGTTCCGTTTATGTACGACTTCATCAACTCCGACTGGGGAAGGATGAGTCCTAATACGGTACATTGTAAAGACACGGCTCTCGCGTACTTCTTCGCCGAAAAACTCTTTCAGCGAGCCCGATCGGTTCTCAAATGGAAGCTCCCGAAAGGAGTGAATCCGTATTACTTCTCATATGCGATCAATACATTCGGTTATATCGGTTTATTCAATCAAGAGAAGTTCGGCCATATGGCACTCGTGCCGGGGCTTAAGGACTATACTCCTTATTATTACCCGAGAACCATGATCTTCGTGAATCCCTTATTTGATAAAACGGAGGAGCGCACGATCGACGTTGATGGAGTTCTCCTTAACCTAAAGGGGAACTTCCAAGGCCATTGTCAGTTAGTGACAACCTTTGCGGATGTGCTCGCGTCACTCTTTCAGGATGTAGGATTATCTTCGGTCAACATGAAATTATCGAATGTGTTTGCGTGTGATAACAAGGGATCTGCACAGAGCTTTAAGCGTATGTTTGATCATATCGCGAATGGTGAACCGGCAACGTTTGTTGATCATAACCTATTCGATCAGGACGGTAATCCGCGCTGGTTCCAATTTCAGGGAAATCTAAAGAACAATTACATCATTGGCGATCTCATGGTGGATATCCGGAAAACGATCCTTCTGTTCGATGACTTCATCGGTATTCCTTCCATCAATACCGAGAAGCGCGAAAGAATGGTCACGGCCGAAGCTGAAGCGAATCAGGACGAAGCAAGAAGTGCTCTCGAGCTCTGGATAGAAGATCTTAAAATGGAATGTAAGAAGGCTAAGAAGCTTCTCGATTTCGATATCGATGTAGAGCTGCGTCACCCGGATGATCCGATCGATAAAGAGAACGATGAGCAAAGAGGAAATAACGAGGAAGGAGGAAAATAAATGGGAGTAAAAGCCAATCTTTCTATCTGGGGAATGTACGTAAGAAACGATACGATCTTCGACGATATGAGCATCCCTACTCAAGTAGACCGTAGCATCCTTAAGGATAATATCCTCGAGGAGTGTTCCGAGATGCAACTTCTGTACACGAATTGGGATTTCCTGAAATCGGTTATTGATTCATGGAGTGCTCGGATGCTTCCGACGTGGCAGAGGATCGCGAACGCTCTGGATCTGGAATATAACCCGATCGAGAACTATAACCGGAACGAGGATTACTTCGACACGATCAAGCATACCGGAACCGAGAACAGCGACGGAGCATATACATCCGTAAAGGATACCGACACGGATCTCAGTAACACATATGCGGATTCCGGAACCAATTCCAACACCCGGAATACATCCGAGAATGAGACCAATACCAACGATATCACGACGACCGAGAAAGTAAATGGATTCAATGGAGATCTCACGTCTCAATCGATGCAACCGAAGAGTCAGCAAGTAACCGATCAGGATCAGGGAAGAACCGGCCAGATCGCAGAGAGCGCATCCGGTACTACGTCCAACATGGGAAATAAGCACGATGTATTTACCGATGACACCACGATCAGGGATGAGAACCACGATCTTCGCACTCTGAACCTACAGGACACTTACGAACACCATGCACATCTCTACGGCAATATCGGTGTAACCACATCTCAGGAGATGGTAGAAGCGGAGATCAAAGTGGCACAGCACAACATCTACACGATCATCATAGATGACTTTAAGAAGAAATTCTGTTTATCTGTATACTTCTAAAGGAGGATTATAAATTATGTTATGGGAAAACTTACCTTACACCAACTATGAAAATATCAACCTTGATATGATCATCGAGGACATGAAGATCATCATCCAGCACATGAACGAGCTGGAGGAAAATCTCAATGCCTTAACTCAGATCGTAAACAATCATGAAACCCGGATCACAAATATCGAAGGCTCGATCACCGAAATCAATAACCAGATCACGGAGATCAACGAGATCCTTGAGTCTCTTGATATTCAGGAGATCATCAACCAGATCAACGAGATCAATGAGCAGATCACGATCATTAATCAGGAGCTCGCCAATATCGATATCGATGAGCTGATCCAGCGCATCAACATCGTGAACGAGCAGAGCATCGCGCGAGACGATGATCTCGCCCGACGCATCGCGCTTCTGGAGCAGGCCACCATCAACCCGATCAATCAATACCTTGGTACCGAGAACCTTGTTATCTATGGTTCCGATTTCCGGAATCTTCCGGAGCAGGCCGTCGCGGATTCTGAGCTTCCTTTCGGTATGAGATATTCGCACTCGGCCGTAGATGGTGAGGATGGAGATGCACCGGTTAAGGCTACTCAGTACGGAATCGGTGTTAATTCTGAGTATGTTGGTACCGGCTACGGCTATTGGACACTTGCACATATTCCGGATATGCCGAGATCGTCAAAGACTCTTGCAACACACGTAACGGTCACATTTGCCGTTGCAACCGGAACATCCACGGCTCAGACTCCGACACTCCATAGCCACACTTTCAGCTTGCTGGATAATAATATCGCGCTTGATTGGCTCGGTGGTCTGTATCTGAGACTTAACGCACCTGCTTCCGGAAGGCCGTATCTCGTACTTGATATCCGAGGTGGAAGCTTCGCATCCACCGTTGCATCCGCTCTCGATGGTAAATATATTACCTATATTAGAATGGAATACGGAGATGCTTCCTCCGGCCTGCATTATAACGATACCGACGCGAAGCTCACCCAGGCGATCGCATCGTATCAGGGTCAGCTTACACCTTCCGATGTTAAGCAGATCGTCATGGACAACCTCGAGGAGATCATCGATACTCAGTATTATGAAGAGGAATACGATGTAGTGCTCCAGCCTAAAGACGGCTCCGAGTCTTATAGTGTTCCCGCAAAGATCGATGTACGTCTCCAGAGCTCCATCGGTTACCTTTCCGGAATGATCGCTCTAAACATTCCATTCGATACACCGACCAAGGCCGTAGACTTTACCAAGAGCTTCGAAGTAACTCTAAACACAGCCGATCTGGATATTCCTGCTAAGACGGTTCTCGCGGATACCATCCACAGTTTCACGGATCTCTTTACCGGTGCTCAGTTTGACGCGGTTCTCTATAATGGAGAAGGAACGATCGCATCACCCAGCAATCAGATATGCTCGATCCGGTTCTGGGGAGCCATGAAGCCGATCACGCTGGAGAATAATGGTTCCGACTTCGCAACGCTCGGTGTGCTCAAGATCTTCGAGCCGATCGAGTGGTACTTAACACCACCACAGTAATCTTTCTACAACTTGTCCTTTCCTTATTTAATGTGGGGAGCTCCTGCAAGGGCTCCCCGTATACTTACGTATACGAGGTAACATCAATGAGTAAATTATATCTCCCATCCGGGTATCTCAATGCTCCGGAAGTTATGAAGAAGAACTATACTTTCATCTTCGGGATCGGAGCCCGAGGCATCGGCAAATCTTACAATTTCCAGTTATGGTTGCTTAAGAATTTTGAGGATACCGGACGCAAGTTTATCTATATTCGTACTACAGAAGATGAGCTCTTCACGGCCTGCACGCAGGAATGTAATCCATTCGAAGCGATAGAAGAATATCGAGGTCGAATCTCTTTCCAGAGCATATCCAAGCACGTTAAAGGGATATTCCTCGATGATCAGTTCGCAGGAGTGGCGATCGCGCTTACGACTTTCGCGTCTGTCAGGGGCATGAACTTCTCCGACTTCTGGTATATCTGGTATGATGAATTCATCAGAGAAGAGCACCAGCACCGGATCAAGAAGCTCGGCAAGGCACTACGTCAGGCATATGAGACGGTGAACCGAAACAGGGAGCTCGAAGGATCAGATCCCGTTCGGCTGATCGCCATGAGTAACGCGCTGGATTTTACGAACGATATACTCATGGATTTTGATCTTCTGGAGCCGATCCGGTCGATGAAAGCATCCGGGCAGGAATTCTATTATGATCACTTCCGTTCGCTCATGCTGATCTATCCACAAAAGAGCCCCATATCCGACAAGAAGAAAAACACGGCTCTTTATCGTTTCGGTGGAAACTTCGAGAAGATGGCACTCAAAAATGAATTCGTGGGCTACTATGAGGGAAATGTGGCAACCTATAATCTCAAGAGCTTCCGGCCGGTCGTGATCTTTGCAAATATGTGCATCTATAGGAGCACCGGAGCAGATCGGTTCTATTATGTAACCGAGACCAGAAAAGGTAATTTCCCGGAAGTGTACGGTGATACAACTTACGAGAGAGTACAATTTATGAAATCTCACATCATGCTCCATGATCATTACTTCGCGAGCCGTGTAAGATTCGAATCCGCGAAGCTGGAGAATCAGTTTATAGAACTCTTTAAGATCAAATAAGAAAAGCTCCCCGGTGGGAACTGGCATTTTCCCGGGGAGCTTCTCCATGCTTGAGAAATATCTGATCAGAGATCGAACGGAAGAGAGTCATCCGAAGATGTAGAGGTGGTCGATCCTGAATCATTCTTTTTTACAGACTCGCAGAAGAAGAACTGTTCGATCATCATGATGTGTTCAGTATACTTGAACTTCTCTTTTCCGATCTCCTTCTCTACGTTCTTAGAGGAGAGGAAGCCGACCAGCGCGATCCGGTCACCCTTATGGAAATACTTCGAGATGTTCTCGATCGTATTTCCAAAAGCGACGCAATCTATGAAATCGGTTTTTGCTTCCTGCTCCTTCTTCGTCTTTGGACGGTCAACGGCTACGGTAATAAACCCGTACTTGGTTTCGCCCTTTTCCTTGACCTCGGTGTCTCGTACTAATCTACCCAAAATAATAAGCTTGTTCATGATGTTACCTCCTTAATTAATAACCTAGTGTGTAATAAGCTTACAATCCAATAATATCGCCGAGTTTGTGTTCAGTCAACATTTCTTTCGCGATTTCGCAGGCTTCCGCATAATTATCCGCGATTCCCATCCTATAAGTGGATGTATACAGATAGCAATTCGGTGTGATGTGGATCGCTTCTCCATTGACTTGCACCCATGTATCAACATGATCATTATACTTGATATCGAGTCCGGCATCCTCGAATACCATATTTAGATTAAAAGCTTCTAATCCTCCTTTCTGCATTAGTTCGTAGGATCCTTTTTTCTTTGGCACTCCAGAAAGAGTGAGAGTAAGTTTTCCGTTCTTCTCATATGCATACTTTTTCGCTCCCCATTGGATGAAGCGGTCGGCCTTACCATCGTCCTCCCAGCATCCGAGATAGTGGGGATTTCCTTCCGGATCGTAAGCGATCGAATCATTCTCTTTTGCGAGCCGGATCTTCTCATCGTTATACTCGGAGAAATCCGGTTCCTTCCCGGAATCAACAAAATACTTGAGGGAGTCCGTGTCGCAATAGAGTAGTACAGAACCATCTCCGGCGCACTCCGGGGAAGAAGTTTTCTTGATGATCCTCATTCCCCTAGCAAGCTCGTAACGGCTCCAAGCCGTTACCCAGATCGCCCAGGTGTAGGGGAGGAATCTTTTCCGGTTTCTCTCATTAAGGAGCTTGCTCCGGTACTCTCTTTTTACCTTCTCATATTCTTCTTCGCTCATTTCGATGCTGTACGGAACATCCTCATAAAATGGATCCTCTTTTTTCGGATCGTACTTGATGGAAATCCGGCAAGGATTCTCGCAGCACATTCCATAGATGGAGTTGAGCATCTCTTTGCTCGCAAGATAAATAGCTTCGTATCCTTCTACTCCTTTATACCGGGTCTTTGCCCGGTACTTGTCTATGATCAGTCTCCGAAGAGGCTCGGGAAGCTTGCCGTAGACCGTACCCCAGCAATCCACACAATAGAAACCGGTAAACTCGTACTGGTCTAGAATGATCCGAAGATCTATATCTGTAATACAGATCTGGATCCAGCCGTGAACCTCGGTGATTCGTCCATTGTCCCATGATACTCTGGTTCGCTCTCCTTTCGTCTTTGCATACGCGATATATGGATCAGGCTCGAAGGGATCTTTAAGATGCACATTCTCCAGATTCACGACCATGAGTAAGGCCATATGTTTCTTCGTTACCATCTCGATAATCTCCTTTGGTTCCAATGATCCGAGATGCTTCATCCGGTTCTTTGGAAATTCGTGGTTGATCATTACTTCCGGGTAGGAGCTGGAGCGATCTATCTGGAAAACATTTTTCATGATGACACCGGTATAGAACCGGTTACCATGAACATCTCCACCACGAAAAGCAAATTCCAGAGCTTCGAAGAGATCAATGGCCGGTACTTTCTCACCCATGTTATACTCCCACAACTGGATCTCATTTCTATAATTCCAATTAATATCATTAAATACTTTCTTCGTCTCTCTCCGTATGTATCCCGTAGCCGTGAGGCTGATTGAATATTGATCGTCTCCATACTGATCCATCTTTGCACGGATGCACTCGGCCAATGAGCGAACATCTTCTATACAGTAGTTGATCTCGTACCGCTTTAGATCCTGAGAAGGTGTTCTGATCCGGGTATAATCGAATCGCTCACCGTCGAGCTTTCTATGCTTCGTTCTCATATCCTTACAGAACTGGGAGAGCTTGAGATTTGTCAGTACAAACGAGCACCGAAATTCGAAATGGTTCAGCATATCAAATTTGCCGATCTTCCGAGTATTCAAACAAAATACGTCCTCGGTCTCGAATTGATGTACTCCGGCAAGGAAGAAGAATTCATACGATGCATTGTGGATGAAGATCTGGATGTACCGGTTCTCCTCCATTCTCTTAGATAGAGAACGGAGGAGATGCAGAAACTGTTCCCATGTTCGGCCGAGAATGATATGGTGCTTCGTAGTGAATAGATCGAATTGCCAGATATACATGAAGGACTGTTCGATCTCCGGGAGATTCGTGGCCTCAATATCGAAGGTGCCGATCACGTTCTTATAGATCCGGTTCTTCTTCTTATCCTTCTTTGCTCGGGTCTTCTTGTTTCGAGGAAGATCCTCCAGATCTTCCATGATCTTATAAGCGAAGTAATCAATCAGGGAATCCGGATCGGAAGCTCGAAGAATCACCGGATGACCGACTTCGATTCTTCGCTTTAGCCCCTCCATCCTTTTTCTTTCCGAGGTTTCTTGTGTCACGCTGAGCCTGCTCACCGGTGAACTCGCGATACCATCTAGCGTAGTTTTGACGGCCATAATCTTTACTCTCCATTCCGTAAGTTTTTGAAATAGCATCTTTGAACTTCTGGCTCCTGATCCGCTCCTGAAACTTATTCCGGTAAAGAACATCGAGCTTTTGAGTCTCGTCTACCCAATGCACGAATTTCATGATACCGCGACGCTCGGCCTCGGTCTCGTCTCCGTTTAGGAGATTGTACTCGAGTAGCTTTGCATACCTTCGATCGTTGATCTCAGTTTGTCCGGATACCGTCGTCGAAGGTGTGTTCACGAACTTCGAGAGATCCGAGAGCCCTGACCGGAGCTTTCGTTCGAACTCGGCCGGAGATTTGCTCTGCTTCTTGAGCTCTTGGATCTTCGGAAATCCTCCTTGCGGATAGTAGGCCGTCTCCTTATAGTCCGGAAATCTCTCATTAATACGCTTGATTCGCTTCTGGGTGATATCACGCAACGCGGTATATTCCTTCTTGAGATCGGAGAGGTTATATCCTTTTAGCTCGGCCGGAGTGTACCAGTCACGATCCGATGTCGTTGATAATGATAGTTTTCGGGGCTTGAATTGCCCTTTGCCCCAGCTCATAATCTGATCTCCTTGAATTCGATGCACCATAATGTGCGCTGATTTGCTATGTTTCCGGAACACTTCTCACGACGGCCACAAACCTCGCATAAGTTATCTGTTTTGCTTAGTGCGCGATTGATGACCGTATCAATCATGCGACGCTTCATTTTCTGGTTGTTCATGGTGCCACACCCTCCCATCACTAGTAATATAAAAAGTTAGTGGATATGCTCCGACCGGCATCTTCTCGAAGTATTGGACTTCAAAAGGAGAATAATATGCATTGTGAGCATCTTCCCACCAATACTTAGATCCCTTATACATAAAGGTATTCACGAGCTTATAATAGCGATACCCGGTTTCCGGATATACTAATGCAAATAGCTTGGTTCTGGGCATATGATCACTCCTTATAATTCTTATCGATGATCTTACGGATCTCGGAGTAATTCTGATAACATGAGAGATCCTTACTCATGCACCATTGTTCAGGAGAGCATCCCGGGTGTTGGCCGAAGATGCACGTAGCACAATGATCACGCATGAGCTGATTGAGATTAGATCGGATCGTGGTCTGTTCCTTCTTAGATATTGCCATTTTCGAAATCCTCCTCGTGTTTGATTCTGCGGTAATCCTTCGGGAAATCAAGGCTTCCCGAGCTCTTGAAGGGTCTCAGAAGCTTCTCCTGCTCGAGATTATCCAGCGATCTCCGGATGCACTTGATCTCTGCTTTCTGATCGTGCTGGTTCTTCCGGATCTGCTCGAGGAGCCCGGATAAATACTCCTCGGTCTCTTCACGTTGAGCGTGAGAGTTGATGATGTGATAGCAGAAGCATCCGGTGATCAGGCCAATAATAAAGATGAGAAAGTACAAAATGATATCCATATTACACCTCCATAAATTCGATCATTTCATGATAAACAGTAATCATCGCATTGTTATCCAAAATAAGGATCTCGGCCGCATCTTCGAAAATGTTCGGGCAATCTGACCTGATACCAAGGAGAGCCCGGAGACATCCGGTATACGTTTTGCGGTTGATCCTAGTGATGATACCCGACTTACCAACGATTACTAATGTGAAATCTGATTTCTGTTTCATATTGAAACCTCCTTATAAAATAGACTTGCGATATTCGCTACTTCGATATTACCAGATTGTCAATAGTCAAAGAACGACAAAGTATGGAAATCGAACGAAACTTATAAGGATGTTCGGAAATGCCAGGGAGCTGCGAGGTTCGGTGTACCAATAATGGGATAGTGGGAAGCATATGCTAACTCCAACCCCTTAAGTAC